CTTGATAACCCCACGACACCGGAAGCCAAGCGCCTCAATGCCCTGTTCAATCAGGTGAAGGACTTCCTCGGCACCGCCTACGGTGCAACCAACGTGCGTGAGTTCGTGGCGGAAGCCATGAGCAACCCTGACTTCCAGAAGGAGCTACAGCGGATCAACCCCGACGGCACCGAAGTGTCGGCGTTTTCCATGCTTGCGAACATCGTTACCAACCTCATTCGCAGGCTCATGGGACGTGCCCCGCTGCCTGCCAAGGCCGGTACGCTGGATGAAGTGGTGCAACTCACCTACGACATCATGGCACCGCAGCCGAAGTACCGCGTCACTCCGTACGTCACCGAGAACGGCATCGCTTCTCACTACATGCCCGATGCGGTCCGCAATCTGGACCTCTCTGGCCGCACGGTGCGCTTCTCCGAAAAGGTTTACGGCAAGCGCGTGTGGGATGCCATTCGCAACGCACCTGAGTCCATCGCCGCCAAGAGGCTGGTGCTGGATGCTGCCACGCCTCTTATCAACATCGCCAAGCGTGCCGAGCGGTACATGCCGAGTGCGATGGAGGTCCACAAGGTGGTTACCGGGCATGGCGAGGCTATGCATCGGATGAACGAGCGCATCCAGATGTCTATCGGACGTATCACCAAGCATCTCAAAGGTGATCTACAGCGCGTCGATAACTTCAACACCGTCCGCCTGCTATCCACCCTGTTCCAGATCGACCCGAAGAAACCGCGTTCGTTCTACGAGGGGTATCGCTGGGCTTACAACGAGCTTGATGAAAACGGTCAGTTCAAGCGCCGCGTGGTGAAGACCGCCGACACTGCCGAGGCACGCAGCTACGATATCGCCAAGTTTAACGAGCAGCGGGATACCTACAATACGACTCAGGCCAAGTCGGCGGGCGACCCCGACGCGGATGTGCTGCAAGCCTATGACAAGGTGCAGACTCTGTGGGCCGGTCTGGATAACGAGACCAAGAAGGCGTATCAGGAGTCGCTTGACCTCTTTGAGCACTTCCACAAGGAGACCATCCGGGTCTTCAAGGCGCGCATCAACCAGATGCTGGCGGGCAATCCCGGAGCGCAGCAGGTAGTGTTCCGCGACCTCTACAACAACATCTTTGCAGACAACCTCATCGACCCGTACCAGCCACTCCAGCGTAACGGTCGGTTCTGGCTGTACTATGAAGCTAACGACCCGGTGACCGGCAAACCGGAAGTATTCAAGGAGTCGTTTGAGACGACCGGACAGCGTGCTGCTGCCATCAAAGAACTCAACGAGATAAAAGCGCGGGACCCGGAAGCGGGGGTCAAGAACGTCAACCCATACCAGCGGTCCGATGACTTCTTCCGGGGTAAGACACCGCCGCCAGAGTTCGTGCAGAACCTCATCAGCAAGCTGCGTGAGCAGGGCGTGCGTGGCCCTGAGAACGGGCCGTCCATCGAAGCGACGATTACCGAGCTGGTTCTGAACACCATGCCTGAGCGTTCGTTCATGCAGTCCTACCGGGCGCGGCAGAACGTACGTGGTTTCCTTGGCGACACGACACCGCGCAGTGCCAAGATTGGGCTGCAAGATACCGTGAACCTGCTTGCGCAGAAGGGCTTCTCGCTTGGCCAGCAGCTTGCCAACATTGAATTTGGCGGCAAGATGGCGAAGGCGGTTGACCAAATCCGTCAAGAGAACGAGGCCATTCAGCAGGACCCGAACCGCAGCGAGCGCGACACCATCGAATCCGCTACGTTGTTTGAGTCCCTTGCCGAGCACGCCGACCATATGCGGCATAACCGGAACTGGTATGTCAGCCAGCTTACGGGTCTGGGCTTCGCCATGACGCTCGGCTTCAACATCTCATCGGCGTTGCTGAACCTGTTCTCTATCCCCACTATCATCACGCCCTATCTTGCATCCCGCTATGGCTCTATCCCCACTATCATCACGCCCTATCTTGCATCCCGCTATGGGACCAAAGCGGCTACCACCGGCCTCATGCGCGGCATGTCGGTGCTTTCCGGCAGTGCTTCTGAGCGCAAGATTGAGCGTATCGGGCCGGGCGGCACCGTTGTTGCCGAGCCGGTGAAACTTAACGTGTTCGACCGTATCTTTGACCACTCGCTGGCCAACTACGACTTCACGGACCCAAAGAACTCCCACCTGCTGAAATACAAGAACCTTGTGGATGCGGGCAACGCGCGGGGCCTCTTCAACCGCTCCATCACCTACGACATTACCGACATGGAGAATCCATCTTCCAGCAAGTGGAAGACCTTCAAAATGATGTCTGGGTACGTGTTCCACCACCTAGAACGCTACGTCCGTGAGAGCACCATGATCGCATCGTACGATGCACAACTGGATGCAATCCGCGAGAAGCAGGGGCGCGAGCCGACGCAGGAAGAGATGGACGCCGCTGCCGAGACCGCTGCTTACGATGCGGAAGTCACCAACGGCAGTATCGCCTCTGCCACGGCACCCAAGTGGGCGCAGTACGGCATCGGTCCTGTGGTCTACCTGTTCAAGCGTTACGGCTTGCACATGTATAACCTGATATTCCAGTCGATTGACGGGTCCTTCCCCAAGCCGGATGAGTCCCTCAAGCAGACGGACCCCGAGCGTTATGCCGCCATGAAAGAGGCGCGCCGTCAGGCGCAGCTTACCTCTGCGGGCATCCTCGGCAGTGTCGGGTTGTTCTCTGGTCTCGCCGGTATGCCGTTCTACGAGAGCATCGCTTGGATGTATGACAATTCCGCGACGAGGAAGACGGCGACGAGGACTTCGACACGCTGGTTCGCACCGGGCTTGGTGAGCTAGGCTACAAGGGCTTCGCCAACTACATCACGGGTGCCGAGATGTCCTCCCGGATCGGTCTGGCGGGGATGTTCTACCGCGAACCGATCAACTCCGAGAACCTGCCGTTCTACTCGCACGTGGTCGAGGGCATCGGCGGGCCGGTGGTGGGTCTGGCGACCAAGTATGCGGACCGCATACCGTACCTTCTCAACGAGGGCTACTACGCCCGCGCCGCTGAGGCCGCGCTGCCTGCCGCCTTCGGCGGTATGGCACGGGCTGTGCGCTTCTACTCGGAAGGTGCAAATACCCTGCGTGGTGATCCGCTTGTTGGTGAGTTCTCCCTGTCCGAGAACGCGTTGCAGTTCTTCGGCTTCTCCCCGGCACGGCTCATTCGTGAGTATGAGCGCAACGCCATGCTCAAGGGCATCGACAAAGCCATCGTGGCTCGCGGCAGCCGCATCCGCAAACGCTACTACTTCGCCAAGAAGAATGGCGACCGTGGGCTTATGAAGCAGGTCATGAGGGAAGTGCGGGAGTTCAACAGGGACAACCCGCAAGCGGCTATCGACTATAAGTCTCTGGAGAAGAGCTTCGAGACCCGTATGCGCAACACGTCGCGTATGCACAACGGTGTCCTGTTCAGCGCCAAGAACCGCGAGATGCTGGAGCGCATGTCCCGCCAGTTCGATGACGCCGTGTCTGTCTGGGAATAAAAAAGGCCCCCGCCGAAGCGGGGGCTAGTCACACAGAGAACGACAATGTGGCCTAAGCCAACTGTCATGTCCCATATATCATGCGGTGCGCCATACACGTAACCCCCATATAGCGTTTTCTATGCGGAAACGGGTGGTTAGTTCTATGCCTAGCAGTGCCGCAACGCGCCTGACTTCGTGCCTACCCTTCTCAATGTTCAGGCAAGGTACGAACACGGAGTCACCTATGTCCATGCTGTCCCAGTCAACGACGATGCGTATCCCGTCAGGGATAAGGTCACGCGCCGTCACCACCTTCCTGCGGAGAGGTCTCTGATACTTCACCCTTAAACTCCATGCACAGGCAGCTTACCGGGGGGAGGTTGAGGTTGGTGCCCTTGGTGAGACGCATCTTCATGGACTGTGCGCTGTGGCCGCGCTTCAAGTCACCGACGAAGGCACGGTAGTTTATCTGCCGCTCCTCGCAGTATTTCTTAAGCGGGCCGAGGGCGATGTATAGCAGGTGCGTGTCGGTTTCGTACCGGGCTACCAGCTTCCCTCTCGGGATGGACTCGGGCACCACCAGTTGGTCGAGGCCGTTGCCGTTCTGACCCCGCAGGTCGTCAGTGCTCTTGATCTGGAGAAGCTCGCTGTAGTGCTGCGCGATGAAGTCACCGATAATGTCGTCATAGTCGGAGCCAGTCTCGCGGACTTCGACGCGGTGGCGGCGGCAACGGTCCACGACTTCGCGGAACAGAGGCTTTAGGTCCCAGTCCCATATGCCGATGGCCTTGCCGAGAAGGGCACCTGCGAGGATTGCAGCGCCGCCGTAGGAGATGAACCGGCTTTGCGACCCAAGGCCCGCTGCATCGTCCAGCCGCTCCTGCGCGTCCCTGAGCCACTTCCGGCACGTCTCTTCGTTGCGGATCATGAACTGTATGATTTCCACGCCGAAGAAGCCGTAATTCTCGTTGATGTCCCGCTCCAGCTTGTCGGTTTGCTTCTTATATTCCGGGCTGGTGTAGTGGCTGTTGACGTCTAGCTCCAAGATACGTTGCATCTCGCCCTGCGGAGAGGTCTTCCACGACGTCAGCGTTTCGTGCATCGACTTGTTGCCGGTGGTGATCGTGATGATCTTCCACGGTGCCCCACGCTTCCGCTCCGTATTGCTGCCCGACCTCATCCGGTTCTTCTGGCGACCGACCGTCACGGCGTAGGCGTGCTTGGATGCCTCTTGGGCGGTCATGTTCGTCATCTCGTCGCTCAGGTGGACGATATTCTTGAGTTGCTCCATGCGGTTCATGCGGGCGTTGCCGGTATCCTCCCGCTCGCTCATAAGCTCCATCGGGTTGCCGAAGAGGCCCACACCGGCCTTGGCTGTCGTCGTCTTGCCGAAACCGGACTGACCGCTGAACACATGCAGGACGAACGAGTGCACGGGCGTGTATTGCATGAACAGACTGCCGATAGCGGCAGCAACCACCATCTGGTGCGTGGCCATGCCCTTTCCGCCATAGAAGTTGAGGGCTTCCCGCTGCCTCTCCCGTGAGCCTTTCTGGTAGAAGGCGTGGTATAGCGGCGGTTCGCTGGCTGCTGGCGGGTTGGGTTCTACCCGGTCGCCATAGATAACCTTGTCGCCAAGGATGAACTGGTCCGTTCTGTCACCGACCCACCCACATTGGGTATGCACCTTCTCTGCGGCCTTGCTCTCTGCAAGCTCCTGTATCCATGTATGCACGTACATAGCGATCTTATCCAACGTCTTGGGCGGCACGGTCACACCGTGCTTCGCCATTGCCTTACGGAAGTCCTCGCGCCCGAAGATGGAAGCGTTCGGTAGGGTAAACTCACGCACACCGTCATTCGGCAGGTGCAGCCTGAGCATAACGCAGTCGCCAAGCTCCGGGTCTACGAGCCTTCGCACAACATATAGGTCATGGTGATACACAGGTTCATAGACAACTTCGCCGTCGTCGTCCTTGGACTTGTGGTACACGCCGCCCTCTTTCCCCCGCACATACGGTGCCGGGAACGGAGGTATGACGTACTCACGCACTTCGTCTTCGGACTTCTTCTTGATGTCTTCCGGCGCGTCCTTGACGATCTCGTTGCCTTCGGCCTCAACGACCGTCTGGCCGAGCACAATGGGCGAGCCGATACGGTTCTTGAACGGGCATCCGTCGCACCCTCCGGGGCGGTACTCTTCAAACCGCTCGCAGCGGTAAGGGCCTTGGATGCGGTTGGCCTTCTTTTCGGTAATCTCGGCGTCGTACTCTGGGTGGTTCTGTGAGACCTTATGAATAGCGGTCTCTGCATCTTCGCAGTATTGGGCAACGGACAGCGTGGCCCGCCACAATGGTTCATCGACCTCGGCCTGATTGGCAACGCTGTATGCGAGTTGCATACAACCCTTGCCCGCCATGGTCTTCTGCATAATCAGGTTGAAGCTGGACGACTTGTTCCCGGCCAGCCGATCCATGAGCCTGCTTGCTTCACCCGGCACGAAGTCCGCAGCGGGCTGGAGTGCCGTAACCTCGCCAACAGCCTCGCGGATGGTATCAATGCTGACAGGCGGCGGCAGTTTCCCGATAACTGTTACCGCACGTGGGGGGCTGTCTTTGTGATTGTGAGTCCCCGGAACACGCAACACGCGCGCTGCGTCGGCAGTAATTGCAGGGTCAGCGGCGAACTGGCTTTCCTGACATGCCCGCTTAAGTCCGAGAGCGGTTGGTAGCCAGTCGGATTGGGGTACAGCTTCTTCAAGAGTCCAGTAGACATGTATGCCTCTGCCGCTGTTGACTATGAGTGGTTTAGGTAAATTCCACCAACCTACGAACTGCTTGAGTTGCGTAAGGGCTTCGGCTTGGTCAACGAAACTTTTACCCGGCCCGCAGTCCAAGTCGAGGAAGAAGGATTTAAGAAGTTGGACGTTACTTGCTTCACGGGAGCCAGCTTCCCGGAAGGACCCCGTAGCGTAGTATGTGTCGTGACCGTTAGCGTCCATAGCTTGCGCTGCATGGGCGACCTCATCAACGCTGCTGTAGAATTTCTGTATCTTGCGTTTGTCAGACGCAGCGAACACGCAGTAATACCCGTCGTCGGGTAGTACCGCCTCAAGGAACTCTGTTGTGTCCATAGCCTGCCCCGTTGGATGGCATGGCGGGCCGGGTGTGCTGCGTTAGACCGGCCCGCCACTAAGAGGGGGGAAGAAAGGATGAAGAACCCCCTCTATCTCAGATCAGTCGTCCCACACGCTGACAAGCTTTTGCAGGTCTTCCTTATCCTCCGGGGCATCATCCTTGGCCTTCTTCTCGGCCTTCTTCGGCTCCTCGACCTCCTCGGTCTCCTCTGGCTCCTTGGCCTTCGGCTCTTCCTTCTTCGTAGCCTTGGACTTCTTCTCCTCAGCGGGCTTCTCCTGAACGCCGTCGGTCTGAGAGACAGTGAAGTTGATGGCTTGCTTGGTCTCCTCAGAGCTACGCAGCTTGAGGACCTGCTCCAGTTCCTCTTCCGTCAGCACGCGCTCGGGCTTGAAGAACAGCTTCGGCGTCTCGGAGTCCTCATCGAAATACATCTTCGTAACGATGGCCTGCGCCACGGTCTTGTGGGCCGCAAGGTGCCGGATATACGCCTGCAAGGGCATACGATCCCCCTCGGGCTTGCCGAAGATGCTAGTTGCCGGGAGTTGGAGTTGGTAGATGGTGTCCCAGTCACCTTCGATAACGACGGCCAGCCGCTGCGAGAAACGGCAAGCACGACTGTCGCCCTGCCCCGAACCTTTGATGTTCTGCGGGCAATCCCGGCACAGCGCAGACTGGCGCTGATCTTCCGGCACGCTCGGGTCGGGCTTCTCAGTGTCGAGCGACCAGCAGGTGGGTGCGGACGGGTTGTCAGGGTCATACGCACCTTTGTAGTAGGTACGCGAGATGCTGGCGGCGTCCACGACCACGATGTTCATGCTGTCCGACTTGCTGACAGCCTGCTGCTCACCGCCGACGATCTGCCGGAACCGGCCACCACGGATGCTGATACGGCGGTTGTCTCCACCGCCACCCATCATCTTCTTGTTGCTCTCCATCAGCTCTTCAAAGAGGCTGCTGCTGGCGAGCGGGTTGTTCTTGAACAGTTCAATGTCCGACATTGTTCATCTCCTCATTAGTCGGCTGCTTCGGTCTCGCGTTCCTGCTCACGTTCAAGCAGGGCGGCGATAACGGCGTCTGCGTCGAAACGCAGCGTGTTCCCGATAGACACATACGTACCTTCGGGGAAGTACCCCCTAGCCTTCCACACACGGATGGTCCCGATGGACACCCGCAGGCGGTCAGCCAGTTCGCGGATGGTAACGAGTTGCTTGGTCATTTGGTAGGCTTCCTCACAGACACCGAGTATACGGCCTCGACGTTGAGGCCCTTGGGTGCGACATCAGGGTGCTCTTCCAGAAACTCGCGCATAGCCGTCTGGTTGATGCGCTTTTCAAGGAGTTCCGGTGCCTCGTTCTCCAGCACAAACTTGTGCATGGACTCCCAATCGCTCGTCCAATATTTGCTACGGACGGTGCGGTAGAACGTGCCCTCGGTGGTACGCACGGTCTCCACGTTTTGGTCTTTGCAGTAGTCAAGCAGGGCGTGCTTGATCTTGTCCTGCTGCTCGGACAGTTCCCTGTCCTGAGCCTCATACTCCCGCCGCATCTCGTTACGCCTGTCGCGTATGCGAATGAACGCCTTGGTGAGTTTATCGACGGAAATCCCATCAGTTGTAGTCATGTCGTTCTCCTGCACAACATTTTGTTTTAGCACCATATGGCGCTTTTTGTTGCTAGGAGACTACATCTACTACTAACGATTGGGTCAGTCAAGCACTTCTTTATAGAGGTCCAGAAGCTTCGAGTGAACGTCCACCCGACCCTGCAACATATTGAAAAGCTTCTTCTCTACCGGCGAGCCTTGCAGCTGCACCACGGTGCACTTGTTGTGCTGACCCGAGCGGTGAACCCGCGCGTTGGCCTGTAGATATGTCTCCAGCGAAGCTGTCGGTGCCCACCACACGATGGTGTCCGCTGCCGTGAGCGTGACGCCGTGCGCCGCTGCCTGCGGCTGGATAATCAGCACCCTTGGGTCTGGCTTGTTCTGGAAGTCATCGAATACCTGCGTCCGGTCTGATGCTTTCACGCCGCCGGATATAATTTCTGTGCTTATGCCATCGTTACGTAGCTTCTCAGATATGATCTGGATGGTGTGTCTGAACGGCACGAATACCAGCACTTTGTGCGAAGCTTCGTCAATCGTCTCTTTCAGGACGGCATACCGATTGCTCACGTCAAACTCCAGCGTCTCGCCTTCGTCGGTATAGACAGCACCGGCAGAAATCTGGAGTAGCTTGTTCATGTTCACGGCGGCGTTCACCGAAGTGACCTGCTCTTCCGCAGCCTGCATCACCATCTGCTCCTTGAGGAGCTTGTAATACTTGGCCTGTTGGCGTGTCAGTTCGACGTGGCGCTGCGTGTAGACCATATCCGGCAGGTCGAGACATTCTTCCTTCGTAAACCTGATGGCGGGTTGCAGAGCCTCGTGAACTGTCTCCTTTGCAGTCTCTTTCGGTTCCCACTTGAACCGGCTCCGCTGCCACATGACCATATCGCGGAAAGACCCGAAGGTGCGCGGCACGTTCTCGCGGTTCACCAGCTTGGCAAGGCCATAGGCGTCGGTGGGGTTCTGCGCTGCCGGGGTGCCGGTCATCATCCACAGCCAGTCATCGGGGCCTACCAGCTTGTTCAGCAGCTTCCATCGCTTGGTGGTGGCCGTCTTGTAGTGCGTGGCCTCGTCCACGATGTAGAGGTCAAAGCCGCCGTTGGCGACTTCCTCTTCGATGATGCCGAGGCCGTCGTAGTTGATGATAACGAAGTCCGCTCCGTTCTCGACAATGCGCTTGCGCTTGGCGGCTGGCCCATAGGCTACGTCTACAGAACGGTGCATGGCACAGGCGAACAGGTCGTTCCGCCACGCCGAGTCCATGATGGATAGCGGACACAGGACCAGCGCACGTCGCACCAAGCCTAGCTTCATGAGGTAGTCAGCAGCCCATATCGCACTGGCCGTCTTGCCGGTGCCCTGCTCGTTGAAGCAGAACGCCTTCTTGTGCATGGTCAGGAACTCAGCCGTCTCACGTTGGTGGTCGAACGGCTTCATCTGGCCCGGCCAGTTATACTTGCTGCGGATAGGCGACGGGGGTTTAAGACCAAGCTGCCGCAGGCGCTGCACTTCCTCAACGCCCCATCTGACCACTACACGATGGTCATCTACCTGCTTGCTGTTCTTGATGGTGGACAGCACCCGGCTCGGGTTGCGAAGGCGTAGGAGTAGCGCCTTATCCTCGACAATCTCCATGTGTACCTCTGTGTGTATGCGTGGCGCATACTTATGCTTTTTTCTTTTTCGTCCCCGGCTTGCTCATGGCACCGCCGGATGCACGGTTGGCCTTGCGGCTCATTACCCGTGTACCATCCTTATTTGAACCGCCCTTGGCAAGTGCTTTTACGTGGCCGATGTCGGACCCCTGCCGCGCCGCCTTACCGTGCTTCTTGTCGAAGGCCCTGCGCGCACGCTGGCGCTCCATACGTTTCTTGTGGCCCTCCGGGTCCTTGGACTTGGACACGTACCTCGTCTCACCACGCTCCTTGCGCAGCTTGTTCCGGCGTTCGGGGTCCTTGATCGGCATGTCAGTAGTTGCTCGGTATCTGTGCTACGGACGTCTTAAGAACTTCGAGCACCGCGTTGCGGAACTCATAGTTATGGCGCAGGTTGGATGCTATCATATCCAGCAGGATGTGTTGAGCCATTTCCGGGCACTCGGCGTGCTGTGTGAGGGTCCCCACTGGTGCTGAAAACATACGTTCAAGGGTCTGCATCACGCGCCGATTCACTTCTTCCTCCACGTGGAGACTCAGTGCGACGTCAGCAGGGTTCTGCTCTTGGTCGTCCAGCATTTTCTCCTCCTCATGACTGGCCATTGTGTGGGCACTCCAGTACGGGACAGTGTCGGTGACATAGACCGCTCGGGCGTGGGTTCCACACGCCGTTCTCGAAAGCCTTCTCCATACGCTGATACCGTTTGATCCACTTAAGCCACAGGTCGTCCTGCTCAGAGGTAAGGTACTTGTCCTTGATGAACTCCTCGGCAACGACAAACAGCAGCCCTGCGTTCACGTGCTTTACCACGGGGTAGTGCTTGAACACGGCCATCGCCATCTGCTCAAGCTGTCCACGGTCGGCGTACTTGGCGGACTTGCCGGTTTTGTAGTCCACAACAAAGGCACGGTCGCCGTCGATAATCAGAAGGTCGATGATGCCCCGCCACCAGACATTCTTATCGAAGAAACCGCACGGCTCTAGGTCTTCGGTCAGGCCAAGCTTCTGCTCGCAATACTTGTCGCCCGGCTTGGCGATCAGGGCGTCGAGCGTGGGTTTGATGTAGTCGAACTTCCCCGGCAGTGCCTTGCCATCTCTGACGTACTCCTCACATGCCTTGTGGAACTCGTTACCGTAACGCATGGCTTCGGTTTCCTTGAACGGAAACTCACGCAACACGCGCTCATGGTAGAACTGCTTGGGGCACTGCTCAAAGGCTTTCAGCTTACTGTAGGCCCATGGTGCTGCCTCTACGGGCTTACCTTTCCCCATGCTCAGCCTCGTATTCTGATACGATCCGTGCGTATTCAGCAACCTCGGCGTCCGGGTCTCCCTGCATCATGAT